GGGATGGGCATCAGCCAAACCCAACGCCATCAGGCGTTGGGGTCAGCTGCTGCCGTGTCGATGGAGATGACGCCGAAGTCTGCGCCGTTAAAGCGGGTCTTTTTCATCCCGCCGATGAAGCCAGCCGCGATTTCGACCTCGTTGCCGTGATCGAGGGTTTCCTCGGACCAGTCGAAGCGCAGGCCCGATGCAGAGCCATAGGCGACCACGCCCGCCTGGGCGCCCATGAACAGCGCCCGGGCGCCGGCGACATCGCTGCCGGATCCCCAGTCGTTGAACCGGATGACACTTTCATGCTCGTGGATGATGCAGTTGTTGATCATCCCGAGCCCGCCAGCAAAGACCGGGTTCTTGCGGCCTTCCGCTGTCATCACCGCCTTCTGGATTTCCAGCCAGCCTGTCGTGTCGGCGTTGCGCAGGTCGTAGCACTGCCACGGATTGATCAGCGCAACATAGTGCTTGCCGTTCTCGACCTTGATCGGCTGCATGTTGGCCTTTTTGGGGTCGAGTGCGCGGAACATCTTCGATGCAGCGACCGCTCGCTCGATCAGCGAAGCCTCGAACTTCATCGAGCTGGTGATCGTGGCCGTCGATGTGGCCGTGTCGGCATAAAGGTGGTGGGAATCGTCTGGTGCCTGGAAGGCGTTGCCGGCGTGACCGGTCCAGTCCGTGTCCTGTACGAAATCCTCGTTCATTCCGCGCGCTCCGGAGAGGTAGCAGAACAGATATTCGTCATGCAGCCGCGCGAAATACTCGCCCAGCTTCGTCTTCATCCTCGAACGGATGTCGTGGATGGTGCGCTTGCGGCTCATCTTGCCGCCCGAGGTCACCGGGTGACGAACCTGGTCGATCAACACGGTGTCGGTGTAGAACTTCAGCTGCTCGCCCTTGCCCTCGATGCGCTGATCGCCTGCGGTGGGTTTGCCACGCAGCTGGATAGCCAGATCGAAGGAAATGGTATCGCCCTGATCCTTTTCGAGTTCGGTAAGGCGCTGAATGACGGAGCCTTCCGACTCGCCGATGAAACGGCCACCGAAATAGGATTCCTTGCTGGTCTGGAGAAAGAGAAGACCGGACCACTTCTTGACGGCTTTCGGATCGCCGACCGGTACTTGATTTGGGCCTGTGGACATGACGTGCCACCCCTCCTGGTTGGTTGAAGGTAGGTAGCAACGTCATGTGCTGATCTGGAATTACCGCTTTTTGCGATCATTTACAAGATGCCGGTGACGCATCGTATTGAGAACGCGCACACGCAGCCGCGCGCGCGGGAGAGAGATTGTCTACATTTGTCTACATTTTTGCATCGCCGGGCGCTTCGAATTTCGCCTTCATGCGCTCGTATGCGGCACGGTCGGCCTTGTTCTTTCTCTCCCATTTGTCGATCGCATCGGCGGCCGCGGCCATCCTTTCCCCGAGATAGGTGAGCTTGAACATGCCGGGGTTGTACCAGTTGCCGGTGAACTCAAAGGCACACGCCCAGTTCCGGGGCATTACAATGCACTTGGCGTCGGCGCGGTATGCTTCAAGCCATTGCTCAGACGCATCTTCGCTGGTCATCCGGGATTTTGATTCCACCCTTCTGACAACACCAAACTCATGCACCTTGCGAAAGTCGGCTTCCGACATTTCGCTAAAGCCCCAAACAGGGCGTTTGTCATCTGACATGGCGTTCTCCTTTCCATATGTGGCGGGCGTCTAAAATCCGAACCGCGCCCGGCAAATGGCAGCGCCGCCGCCATCGTCATATGGCTCGTGGTTGAAGATCAGGCGATCGCCGAATGGGTAAATCTCTTCAGGCTCTGGCATCAGGTAAAACAGCACATGCCCCGGCCGCATGATTATGATGCTGCCCGGGCCTGCACGCATGATGTCCTCGAGCATTGCCTCGGTTATCTGATCGTCTGCTATCATCAAGGCCATGGAAATCCCTCTTGCTCGTGTTCACTTGGCAATCAGCCAATCCAGATCGCGATCGCGCCATTTGATCAGCTGCACCTTGGCGTGGCTGATCGCCACTTGTCGCTCGCCGCATGCCTCGAACACGCCCTGCTCGCTGTAGATCGCGAACTGACACTGCCAGCGGTAGACCTGCCTGATGTGCAGCGTTCCGTCCTTGTGCTGGGCCTTGAGGCTCGGGCAATGCTGAAAGCAGATGGCGGCGCACCTGCGGTGCAGCAGCGGCTCGACCTGCAGCACATCGAGCGGCCTTGCGGCGTGAAACCGCGAGCGGGCCTGCGACAGGCTGACCTTGGTGCTGGCATTGAGCGGCTTGCCGCACAGATCGCACCGGCATTCGGCGATCGCCTGGCGCTGGCGGTTCATGTGCGGTGTCCCGAACCTTGGCTTGCCGCTGCCCGGAGCTGAGGGATTGCACAGCGCAACACGGCCCGCATGTGGACAATGATCCAGAAACACGCGGTCCTCGTCAGTCCAGGCCACCGTCCAGGGAACCGGCACCGTGCCCCACTGCATCATTCGCCCATCCCCATCTCCTCGAGAAAGCTCTCAATGCCCGCTGGCTTCGTCGGGTTCTCAAGGTGTCGCCGGATGCTGCGCCAGTTCGCGTCGAGCCTGAAACCCCACATATTCACCAGGTCCGTCATCCTCTTGATCTTGACTTCATCACCCGTCCTGGTGATGCGCCTGCGCCATTTGTTGATTTCACCCCAGCAACGGCGGTGCTGCTGTTTCAGGTCTGCCGGCAGAGCCCGGAAGCACTTGCCGCAGATGATTTCAGTGCTGTCGGGGTATTTCTCTGCTGGCGCGGTGCGTTTGCACCCTGGGGTGATGCACGGGATGCGGCCGGGCCTGGTCACCATCGCTCTTTCCATGTCTCTCGAATCTCGGCCGTCGATTCCTCAGCTTGGCTTGCCTTGGGAATTACCGCCCACCCCGACATGCACGGAACAATGCGGGCATCGATCCCTCTCCATGTCATGGTCGCCTCTCTGTCAGCGCATTTGACGCTCACATCGGTGCGGGCTCTGAAACGGATATCCTTCTGCACAACGCCACCGGCGCGGCTGAATGCATCCTCACCGATGACAATCTCGAGGTTGTCGGGATCCAGGCCGGTTATCCGCATCGCGTTGAGGACGCCCTGATTGAATTGCCGGTCGAAGTCTCCCTTGAGGAAGCTCCTGGTCACAACGGGCACATCGGCGAATGTTCGGTCGTGCCCGAGCATGCCGAGATTGCGGGCCATGGCGTAGACCAACCGGCGCAGCCACATGGTGCCGTAGCGGCCACCCTCAAACATCACAAGACGCGGGTGTTTCCTGTAACGCCGCTCAACCTGCACACGATAGAGCGCCGGGGAAACGGTCACCGTTTCGAACTCCGGCGGGCTACTTGTATTGAATGCCTGTTTTGGTGCTGTCATGAGAGTTCCTTTGGGTATTGCCGCAGTCGCATGTCAGGCGGAACCATGTTGTAGGTTGGACGGATGGCCGCCATCTGCTTCATGAAGAATGCAACACCGGCCGCCGCACACTGGACGCGGGTTTGGCGGCCCCACTCGACATCAAACGGGCGATCGTTCCACTTCGGGCCGCTCTTGCCGCCGAAGATGATCCAGTCGAGCCCGCCAGGATGAAGCCAACGGCTGAAATCAATCGCCTCCTGCGCCGGCTCATAGCTGATGCCCACCCACGGGATACGGAACCGGCGCTTATATTCCAGCAGCCGCGGCACGTCGCGGTCCGCCTCGGCTTGCGTGACCACGGTGATCAGAACGCCGATGTGCTGCGGCCAGATATATTCCCATCTTGGAAACATCATCTTCGGCAGGTTGCTGATCCGCTTGGTGCAGATCTGCAACTTCAGGCGATCGCAGACCTCCATGATGCCCATGTGATCGTTGCGCCATTGCGGATCGACCTCGTTATCCAGCAGGTCGCCCATGGACAGGGTGAACACCCGCCGATCGCGACCGTGCTCGGCAAAGAACTTGTCTGCCTGCCGCTGCCATTTATACAGCGTGTTGCGGGTGGCTTCGGTCATCCGCCGTCGCGGCGCGCCATGGCCCCAATGGGAGCCGCCGCCCCGCTTGTCGACGCCTTCGGCATAACAATCATCACAGGCGGGCCCGACCTTGGTGCAGCCCCACCATGGATTGTGGGTGCTGTCGGTCCAGGGGATACCGGTCTTGTCAGCCATCTATGGCCTCCTGGTAGGTGTGGGGTTCGAGGATCGGTAGTTCGGGCAGCCAGTGCGTCGGGTGGCAGTGCAGCGGTTTCGTGCTGGTGGCCCTGACCTTCGCCCAGTATCCGCCGTGTTTCATCATCAGGTCATGCCGCCGCTCGCAGCGATCATCGCGATGATCTTCCACCCAGCGCGTACGAACCCACATCGCCTTGTGGTGCAGCCTCTTTAACCGCCATTCCGGCAGGAACACGAAAATGACGGAGCCATCGCGTGGCGCTGAACTGATGGGCTGAACCAGCCGCGCGATGGCTGCCTGGATCGCTTTGACGCTCATGCGCTGCGACATCATCACACCCTCTCGATCTGGCGCTGATGCGCGGCAATGTCGAAAGCGCGAGCCGTGAGCGCGAAGACCGAGGCAAACAGAGCGAGGGCGAGCAGCACCAGCAGCACATAGCCGGTGCCGCTGATATTCAACGATGACCGCCGCTGTGCGCGTTCGAGCCCGGTACCGGTCAGGATGGCAATGCGTTCGGGCTCGGCGCGATGCCACACCGTCAGACCGGTTTCCCGATCACACGCCCGGACGCAGCGGACCTTGGCAAGGAACATGTCGTTGGGGTCTAGATCCCGCTCGACATCATAGGTTTCGAACGTCAGCCAGTACTGGCTGTACTCGACCGCGATCCAGTCTCCGTCCCTGACCAGGTGGCGGTTTGGCCGGTGGCTGAAACACGACGGCTGATGGCCGTAGATTCGCAGGTCCACCATGTCGCCGGGTTGGCAGGTTTCACTCAGATCCGGCGCTTGGCCATCGAGCCACGAGATATGGTTGCCCCAGCACCCGCCCATGACATGATCGCAGTCGGCCAGCGGGTCGGCCGGATCGATGGGGCTGTTGTAGAACCGGGGTGACGGTTCGGATTTCTGAGCGGTTTTCATGTCAGCCCTCAAGTCGCACGATTGGTGTCTGTCGGGTGGGCTAAAAGCCGCACACGGTTGAACGCCATTTTGACCAGTTCATGGGCGATGGCTTCGGCCTCGTCGATTTCACGCGAACGGATATCACTGGGTGCGCGCATCACGACTGTTCCTGCAGCGACAGCGATCGAGTCGGCGAGATATCGCATCTTGTGGTCCATGCAGCAGCCTTGGAATTCCCGGATCTGTCCGATCTTGCGCAGGATCTGCCTTTCCGTTTCTGGTGTCATGTCGCCACACGGATGGCTGAATGTGTCTTCGGCAATTTGCTTTGCTATGCTCACTGGGGGCTCCACTTCCTTAATGATTGCATTTTGAATATCTCACAGAATAAAAAAAGCCGCAATGCAGTCTGCATCGCGGCTCTCAGTTATCGGTTAATGATTGCTTATATCAATCTTTCGGTCGCAGGATCCGGCCTGGTTTGCGCAGCGGCGGGGCGGCGTTGATCCCGGGCGGGGGAATGCCATCCTTGACCAGGTGTATCGGCTTGAGGTCCGAGAAGATCGTCATCTTGACGGCCGATCCCGTTCCCCGCTCCGTTCCGGTCCGCTTCTTTTCCTCGATGCGGATGAAGGTGCCATCGGCGATCTGCACCGCCTGGCCCACCCGCACCGTCAGCACAAGCGGCATTGCTATCCTTGAGCCTCGTACCGTGCGCGCTGCGCGTCCGTCATCTGGGCTAGCGCTGCTTCGTAGTCAGCCGTCTTGCCCGCCTCGAGCATTGCGTCCAGGCGCGAGAACTCGCCCTCTGTCACATCGCCGGCCTCGGCCACCGGCAGCCCGCCCAGGTTGGGCGGGTTGTTGCGCGGGGCTGTGCGTGCCCTTTCGCGGGCAGGCTTGTCGCGCTTGTTCTCCTGCGCTGCCGGGCGCGAACCACCACGCCCCTGCAGGATTTCATGGGCCTGTTCGATCAGCGCGGGATCGTAAATGTGGCCTCTGGTGGAGCCCTGCAGGCTGCGCACGAGGTCGTTCAGATCCCGGTTGGCCAGCGCGTCTTGCTTGTATTCAGGGTGGGCCTTGTAAAAGGCAGCACAGTCCTTTTTCCACTGATCCACCGCAGCGTTGAAGCTGTCGACCCGCTCCTGATAGGCCGATAGTTTCGCCTCGTCAGCTGCCTCGATCTTGCCCGCCTCACGTTCGAGCGTCGAGACCTGCTTGCGAAATTCGGCCGTTGTCATCCCGCCGTCTTCGAAATCTGCTTCGATTTTCGAGATCTCACCTGCGATTTCATCAAGCCGGGCCTGGTTGGTTTCAGGCGGCGTTTCTGGCGGGATATCATTGATGCGGAAGACGGTCGTGCGCGCATCCTGGCCATCGTCCGCGTCGGCGCCACCATCCTGCCCGCCCTGATCGTCGTCATCTGCCGGCAGATCCTGATCAGCGGCTTTAGCATCATCGTCATCATCATGGTCATCGGCAGCGGCGGCGGCGGCATCGTCGCCGGCGTCGGGATCGGCTTCAAGTTCGTCGTCGGATCCTGAATCGCCTTTGGTATCGTCTTCATCCGTCGCCGGAATCTCGGCATCGGGGTCGAAATCGTCAAATTCGTCAAAGCCTGCCCGTTCTTCCGGGGTCAGCAGAGACGGATCGACTTCCTCGCCTTCAATGAAGACGGGTTTTGGCGGTGGTACGTTGGGCATGTCTGGGCTCCATGGTCATCAAGCAACTTGTTGACGCTCCGGTTCGGGAACGGGGTTTGTGTTGGCCGGTGGTTCTCCACCGGGTTGCGGCGCACCTGGGGGAGCCATTGCCGCGGCGGATTCGCGCGCAAGATCCGCTGCGGATTTGAAGCCGGCTTCGGTCAGGACGTAATCTGCCACGTCGCTGGCTGCCGGGTTGAGGAGTGAGAGTTGCGCTGCTTCCAGCGCCTTCTGGATTGCCTCGACATTCGCGCCGGTGGTCTTGGCCAGTTCAGACCGCGCCTTGGCGATCTGCAGGGCTGCGTCTGCAGCCTTCTTCTGCACCTCGGCCTGCTGCGCGGCCATCTGCAGCGCTTGCTGCTGGGATGCAGCCTGCATGGCCTTCTCTTCCTCGGGCGTGATTTCTTCGCTGTCGGGATCACGCTGGCCGGTGGCCTGCCGGATGCGCTTGACGATTTCCTCGCGGTTCTTGACGTCGAGGTTGTCGACAACGAGGTCAAGCATGGTCAGCGCAATCTGTGGCGGCAGTGTCTTGATCAGCTCCATCAGATGGGCCGCTGCCGCCTGCCGGGTCGAGGCATGGAAATCCTCGTCGATGATGATGAAATCGGCCTTGGAGCGGACAATATCGTTGTCCGGGTCGTTGTCGTTGACGGCGATGTATTGCGGCGTTCCGCGCTCGTTGGTGATGCGGAACTCCTTTTCCGCGTCCATGTATTGCTCGATCAGCGACAGCACCTTTTCGCCGCGCACCTGCTGGAAATAGGCGAGGTTGTCGAAATACTTGGCCGTTGCCAGCGCACCCTGGTCCTGACGCGCCTGGATGGCGATGCCGGAGGTGGCGTTGGTGCGCCGGCCAAGGTTCTCGTCGGTGACGCCGGATGCGGACTGGATCATCGAGATGCCGCGCGACATCAGTTCAAGCTGATACTGGCTGAGATCCCGATCGTTGTTGATCGTAAGCTCCTTGCCGGCCTTCTTGGTGATCACCGCGTCTGGCCGCGACACCTCGTCCAGAAACTCGTCGATGTCCATGTCATCGCCCAGCGCGCCCTCGTCCATGATGACGCGGTTGGTCGACAGGATGTGCAGCGCCTTGGATGCGCGCTTGTTGATATCCTCCTGGATATCGCGCAGGCGGCGAATGACGCCGTAGGGCAGCCGCGTTTTGCCGCGCATATGTCCCCAGACCGGGGTGAGCGGGAAGCGGTTGTGCCGGTAGGGTGATATCGACAGCCAGAGGAAATCATGCTCCGTCATCAGCGCCACATGCATGCGCATCGTCACCTTGGCCTTGAGCCTGGCGCCATCGGCCTGGGCCTGCACATGGCCGCGTGAGGACGGATCGAAGTACTCGCCCTTGAACGGGCCGTCGAGGAACCGCTCGGTCAGGGTAGGCCGCTTGAACCAGCATTCGATGATCTGCAGACGTTCGCGCTTTGCGGTGTAGATCGATGTCAGGGGCTCGTGCTGGAACTGGTCTTCGGTCCGGTCCATGACATCATCGGAATTGACGTTCATCTGCACTTGCGGCAGACCGGCCGCGCGCATCAAGGCCTCCTTTTCCTTCGGGAAAAGCGACAGCGCCATGTCGAGATCGACCCATCGCGACCGCATGATGTAGCGCGCATCTTCCAGATCAGGCGCGATGGCCGTCGAGTCCCACAACACGTTGCGCCAGCTTTCATAGCGCGAAAAGATTTCCTCTCCATCGGACTCGAGGTCAACACCATCGTCCACCCAGCCAACGCCGACCTTGATCGCGTCCTCGAAAGCGCGGGACACATTGAACTGGGTTCTGTTCACGTCAGCCAGGTATTTGAACAACTGGCTCTTGCGCTCGGCGGTCTTGCCGTCAGCCTTGCGGCGGGGGAGAATGCGCTGGTCCGTGCGCCCGCGCTTCTCCGTGCCGCAGATCCAGTCCACCGTAGTGGCGATGACATTGTAGGCCAGCGGCATCTGCCCGCGTTCATCAAGAACGCCGGCGTCTTCCTCTCGCCATTGGTGGTTGTCGTAAAATTCCTCGTCGAGCTCCATTTCGCGGCGGTTGTCGGCCTGGCGGTCGAGCTCGAGTTGCCAGTAGCCCATCAGCAGCGAATGCAGCCGCCGCGCCTCGATGGACTTGTGCTTGAACTGAACGGGGCTCGCTTGTGTCTTCAGCTGTGGCTGAGCCGGCTTTGGCTGTTTCGCCCGCGGGGCGAGCGGCTTTTCAGCCGACCGCTCCGTTATGTCCTGCTCATACATCGGTCCCCCGTATCTCGATCTGCCTGGATCGATTGGTGTCCCGGTCGCGGATGGTCACATCAGCTGACACCGGATCAAGATCTTTCAGGCGGCGATACGGGGGAATGGAAATCAGATCGCCGAGCTGGTCGCGTACAATCGACAGGACGCCGAACACAGTTTTAAGGTCATTTTCGTTAAACCGCAATGTAGCGGCAAAGCGCGTTGCCCATTTGTGGCCGTAACCGGGCATCCCCGCTTCTTCCGACCATTTCCATGCATCCTTGAGCAGTACCACGCAGGGCACCGTGTAGGGGCTGCCTTCCTCGCCGGCGCGCAAAATGACGAGGCAGGGCTCGTGCTTGCCCTCATCGTGCCACCAGGTGCCGTAGGCCGACAGGATCCCGCCCATCAGCACCTCGCGCTTGAAGTGGAATTCGGACAGGTCGAGATTTGCTTGGAGTTCCATGGGAACCTCCTGGGTTTGTGTTTGTGTTCCTTCTGTTGTTAGCGGGGGCAGTCGTTGAGGATCAGAGGTCTTCGAAGGTCTTGGCGACGGACGGCCCGCCTGAATTGATGTCGAGTTCGATCGCGGTCTTGACCGCCTGCAGTGCAGTCGCGCCGACGGCCATCGCACCCGTTGCAATCTCAGACCCGGAGCCAATAGCCTGATACGGAGTGGTCAACTGGAAGGGCGCGCCCTGGCCTTCGAACACATAGATGTCCGGGGGGCATTCAGAGGCCACGTCGTGCTGGATCACAATCAGCGCCATATAGTCCCCCTCTGGCCATGAGTCAGACGGGCGAGGATCTTGGTTCTTGTCCACGATCGCGGCGATGGCCTTTGTGATATGCGCCGGTTCGCCGCAAAACCCGATGAGGCAATACCCGCCCGTAAGAATCTTATACGCATGGACCTTGGGAAACGTCCCGTTTCTGATCCCGTTGCAGGTGGACAGGCTGTCGGCGGCCATTACGCCGTCCTTGTAGGCTATTGTTGTCATGCCACTCTCCCTGATCTTCTGGCGCCTGATCGCCTTGGGCGCGATCGCTGGCGGTTTGCTGTGTAATCGTGCCGGATCTGCGCCCATTGGCGGATGGCGTCGGCGGCATGCTGGTGGCCGTTCTTGTGGATTTGCGGCATGAACATGCCCAGCCGGTTGTTCCAGGGCTTGGCAAAGCCCTCAAGATGCTCGAGTCCAACTGCGCATCGAGTCCGGTCAAAGCGGAATGTCGGGAATGCCTCGCGCAGCTGGTTGATACCGACTTCCTGCAGCGGAGTGCGCTCCACAATGTCGATATCCCGCCACCCGAGTTCTTCCATCATGTCAGCAACCGTTTTCACACGTTCCGTTCCAGGGTGCCGATGTGCGCCATCGTGAGGCAGGAACACCCTCCCGAAGGTGCAGTTCGGGAACATCTCGCGGATTTCCTTGGTGTAGTAGGAATAGGCCTCGCCATTGCACTCGTAGAAACCGATGAAATCCGCCCACGGGCCGTTGAGCTGGAAGAACCAGACAGCGACATCATCCCCCACGCCGATATCCCAGACCGACATGATGGGTGTGTCCGTGCGGATCGGCAGGTCCGTGACCCGCCCCTGGGCGCGCGCCGCTTCCAGATGCTTGGACAGCCACAGGCCATCGGTGTTGACCTTGAACGCCTCGTCGAGCGTGGTCGGATACTGGGAGAACATCTTGGCCGAATCGCCCGCGAACTCCGCATCGCGCTTTGTTACCCACCATGCGCGATGGCCGGGGCTGATCGGCTGGCCGATTTCGAGCTCCATCCGATCGAAATACAGATCGTCCTCGCGCGGGACCGTGACGATATCGGGATCCAGCGTGTATTCGTCCGCGTCCCACCATGATGTGAAAAACAGTTTGTAATCGAGTGCGGTGAGCGGTTCGCCGGCGAGCATCTTGCGCCGGGC